GCGTAGTTCAGTTGGTTAGAGCGTCTGTCTTATACACAGGAAGTCGCGGGTTCAAGTCCCGCCGCCCCAACAATTTATTATATTTGTACCATGAAGCTCAAGAAGCGAGACTACAAGAAAGAATACGCTAAGTACGGAAAGGGCGGAAAAGCCAAGAAGTATCGCGCTTTCTTGAACCGAATCAATCGACGTAAGGGTACATACGGAAATGGTGATGGTCTCGACGAAGCACATGTAGGGTCGTCTGACAAAACAACTCCTCAGTCTGAATCTCAGAACAGAGCAAACAATAGGCCTAGGCGAAGACGCAGTAGGTAAGGGCATGCGCTCGTAGCTCAGTTGGATAGAGCATCTGCCTTCTAAGCAGACGGTCACAGGTTCGAATCCTGTCGGGCGTACTAAATTTAATACAATGGCTAAAATCCAAATAAACAACTACAAGAAGAAGCGTGTAAGACGCAAGGGTGTTCACGCTAAGACGAAGCAGTCTAAGAACAAGGGTTCGGTAAACTACAAGAAGTCTTATGCTGGTCAAGGTAGATGACTATGATCAGGATGTTGTCTCAATTTGCCCCCACGGTACGAAAGGAGAAGTTGTTCGGATCGGTGGGTTGGACATTGCACTTCCCGCTCAGCCTGCCAAAAAAGAAATTGCTGGATATGGAAAGCCAGACGACCTGCAGCTGTGGGAGAGAGTTCCTATGCCCAAGGAACTGTCTAGGATTAAGAGTATGGATGAGTGGGCCGAAATGCCTAAAGAATTCAGGCAGAAGTTTTCTCCGTATATCGAAGAGGAATTTCGCCGTAGGCGTGAAGGCTTTTGGTTTTACAATGGGGGCGTCCCTACATATATTACGGGTAGGCACTACATGATGCTCCAATGGACTCGGATGGACATAGGTTATCCGAGCTTCCTTTCGTTTCAAAGGGATATTTTCTTACATTTGTCTGCGTGTGAGGTGGACCCCCGATGTATCGGGCAGTTATATACCAAGTGCAGGCGGAGCGGATACACTAACATCTGCTCTGCCGTATTGCTTGATGAAGCCACGCAAGTAAAAGACAAGCTCTTGGGGATACAGTCGAAGACTGGTAAGGACGCTCAAGAGAATATATTCATGAAGAAGGTCGTGCAGATGTTCAGGCACTACCCCTTCTTCTTCAAACCTATTCAGGATGGAACGACCAATCCGCGCATGGAGCTGGCTTTTCGCGAGCCGAGTAAGAGAATCACGAAGAACAATAAGACTACGCAGAAGGGCGAGGCTCTTAATACGGTTATAAACTGGAAGAACACCACCAACAACGCTTATGACGGCGAGAAGCTTCACCTCCTGTATCTTGACGAGGCTGGTAAGTGGGAAAAACCTACAGACATAAGGGACGCCTGGAGGATTCAACGAACGTGTTTGATTGTTGGACGAAGAGTCGTCGGAAAAGCAATGGTGGGNAGCACCGTAAATCCGATGGACAAAGGAGGGAAAGAATACAANGACCTCTGGAGGGATTCTGATCCAGAAGAAAGGAACGCGAATGGGAGAACCAGGAGTGGACTTTACAGACTTTTTATCCCTGCATTTGAATCCCTAGAAGGATTCTTCGATAAGTTCGGTAATCCAGTCGTCAACGATCCAGACAGAGTCATAGAAGGACTTGATGGAGAGGACGTTATTTTTGGCGCCAAGACTTACCTAAAGAACGAGAGGGAGAGTCTTAAGAACGACCCATCAGAACTTAACGAGGTAACACGGCAGTTCCCTTTTACAACGGATGAAGCCTTCCGCGACAGCATCGACGGCAGTCTATTCAACATCGGAAAGATCTACGAGCAGATTCAATACAATGACGATCTGTTTCCAAATCCTGTAGTCAGAGGCAACTTCGTCTGGAAGGACGGCGTCCAAGACACACAGGTTGTATTTAAGCCTGATGCGAAGGGTAGATTCAAGATTGCTTGGATGCCTCCCGACAATTTGAGAAACCTCAAAAAAGAAGAAAGGGGTAAACGTATTGCGCCTAATGCAGAGCTGGGGGTAGGCGGGGTTGACTCCTACGACCTTGACGCCACCGTCGATGGACGGGGGTCTAAGGGAGCGCTACACCTTTACAACAAGTTTCACATGGAACATCCATCGAACATGTTTGTAGTGGAGTATGCGTCCCGTCCGCCTTTGGCTAAGATTTTTTATGAAGACTGCCTGATGGCTGCTGTGTTCTATGGATATCCACTGTTAATTGAGAACAATAAGTACGGTATCGCAAGATACTTTGAATCAAGAGGTTATGACGGGTATCTAATGTCAAGGCCTTATCACTTGAGGGCCGCCAACTCAAAGGTCAATGTAAAGACCAAGGGTATTCCCTCAAACTCACAAGATGTAATCCAAGCTCATGCACACGCCATTGAATCATACATACATGACCATATTGGCATGCACAGAGAGACAGGGGAGTATGGTAAGATGTATTTTAACAATACTCTTGAAGACTGGATTGGCTTTAAGATCAACGACCGTACTAAGTTTGACCTTACGATTAGTTCGGGTCTTGCTCTTCTTGGTGCCCAAAAGTCAAAGCTTAAAAAGAAAGAGGTAAACTTTGACGAAAAGAAGTTCTTTAGAAGATACAAGCCAATCGGGTGACAATCAGATTATTTCTATATTTGCAAAAATGCAGAATCTCTGATGTACGGTAATAACAAAAGGCAGAGTAAGAGCTTTCCAGACCCACTAGCCCCTCAAGATGTAAAGCAGGGGAAGAAGTATGGTCTGAAGTACGCCAAAGCCATAGAGGGTCAGTGGGGCAAGATGCAGGATACTGAATCTCTCTACAGAAAGAGAAATAAGATATGGGAGAGAAATAGAGATTACGCTAACGGTACTCAAGACACGAATATCTACAAGAGGATTCTTACCTCGATGGATCCCAACGCTGCTGACGGCAGCCTCGTAAATCTTGATTACACGCCAGTACCTATACTCCCAAAGTTTTCTCGAATCGTTGGCAATAAGATTCTATCAAGAAATCCATATCCCAACCTTGAAGCTATCGACCCTATCTCTTCTTCTGAGAAGAACAAGGAGAAGCAGAGAATAAGAACTCAGGTTCAGATTAAGCCAGAGCTTGAGGCCTTGAAACAAGAGACTGGAGGTCTCGTTCTTGATAAAGATCCATCTGAACTTCCAGACACACTGGAGGAGGCTGAGATCTTTTTGGAAACCAACCTCAAGACTGACGCTGAGATCTCAGCACAGATAGGTACAAATCTCACACTTTCTTGGAACAACTTCAACGACAGCATCTACAGAAGATGTGTCAATGATCTTGTTGCTTTGGGGATGGCTGTTGTTAAGAGGTCTAACGACCCCAACTATGGCATCAAAACAGATTACGTTGATCCGTGCCTGTTCGTTCACAGCTACACGGAAGACCCTGGTCTCAACGACCTCACCTATGCTGGACACATCAAGAAGATCTCAATACAAGAGCTAAAGCGCTTGGCTGGCGATCAGTTTACAGAAGAGGATTACGCTAAGATGGCTCAAGGCGCTGCTGGCGTAAATGGAAACGATTCTAGCAAGCTCGGCTATCAATACTTTGATGACTATCTCAAGAGAAAAGTCTTTGGGTATGATGAATATATGATTGATGTCCTTGACTTTGAGTTTATGTCAGTTGACTGCATGCACTTTGAGGACAAGGAGAATAGATACGGAAACAAGCTTTTCTTCTACGAAGGCTTTACATACAAAGAAAGACCTGGTAGCGTTTTTGAGCGTGAGCCCAGAAAGATGAACATAGCCACCGTTTACGGTGGTAGCTACATCGTTGGTACCAACTTCATGTACGACTACGGCATGAAGGCGAATATGCCAAGAAACATTCACGACATTTCTAAGTGTCGCCTGTCTTACTCTGCCGTTGCCACAAACATTCGGAGAATGATTCCGAAGTCAATGGTTGACAGCTGTGTGGGATTCGCTGACATGCTTCAGATTACACACCTCAAGATTCAGCAAGCTATCGCTAAGGCTAAGCCTGATGGCTTGATCATTGATATTGAAGGTCTGGAGAATGTTCAGCTCGGCAAGGGTGGTGAACTTCAGCCTTTGGAGCTGCACGACATCTACGAGCAGACTGGTGTCTTTTACTACAGGAGTAAGGACCCAGAAGGCGGTTTTCAAAATCCACCTATCCGTGAGATTGGAAACAGCATTAGAAACATAAACGAACTCATTGGTATTTACAACCACTACCTGCGACTCATCAGAGATGCTACGGGTGTTAATGAGGCGATGGATGCAAGCTCTCCTAAGGGTGATGCTTTGGTTGGCGTTCGCGAGCAAGCTATTGCTGCAGGAAACAATGCCATCTATGACATCACTAACGCATCTATGGTACTTTTCAAGAAGGTTTGCGAAGACATTGTCAAGTGTCTTCAAATCATTCCTTCGGGGTCTGTTTTGATGAAGGCTTACCAGAATGCCATTGGAGAGGAAAACATGAGAGTCCTTTCTACTTTCTCTGATCTCCCTATGTACAACTTTGGTGTGAGCGTGCAGAAAGAGATGGAGGACTCTGAGCGTCAGTTTCTTGAGCAAAACATTCAAGTATCTCTCTCACAAAAAGAGCTGGATCTTGAAGACGCTATCGCTATTAGACAGCTGAAGGATATCAATCAGGCCGAGCGTCTTTTGATTGTGAGGCGTCAGAAGCGTATGAAGAAGATGCAGGAGCAAGCTCAGCAGAACTCTCAGATGCAGGCACAGCAGCAGGCTCAGGCTTCACAGGCTGCTTCTCAGTCTAGGCAGCAAGAGATGCAGATGGAGGCTCAGATAGAAGCTCAAAAGATGCAACTCAAGAATCAGCTTGAGATACAGCTGGAACAGGTTAAGCATCAATACAGAAAAGAGATTGAAACCATCAGGGCTCAGGCAACGCTTGGATTTAGAACTGAGGATCAGGAGTTCAAGGAAAAACTCGAAGTTCTTAAGGAGGATCGAAAGGACGATAGAGTAAAGAAAGAATCAGCAGAGCAGAGCAAGCTTATCTCTCAAAGACAAGGCAAGAGAGGTGAGGTGGCAGAACCGATGCAGGAGAGCCCTGGATCAGAAGACATTGAAGAAACACTCGGATTGTAATGGCCAAAAAGGTAAACTTAGATATTGCACAGGACCTGAACATCACCTGCAGAAGAGGTGATACGTTCAACCTTACCGTAACCCTGAAGGATTCTGCGGGCACTGGTCTGCAGCTCAAAACGGGCAAGTACAAGTTTATCATGCAGGTTAGAGACAATGCCTTTCAGGACGGCTCTGAAGGTCTTCTCCTGTGTACTGTGGCAGGTCAGCCTACTGGATCAAGTCCTGTTGGCAATATTGAGGCAATGGAGTCTGATGGAACATCTGGTGGTACTACTAACGTAAACGACAGCGGTCAAGTCACGATATTTATTAGTGACTCTGTCATGAGAGAGGTTCCCTCTGGTAGATATGTTTACGATCTGCAGTATGTCATTCCTGCGGCTGTTGCGGAAGGCGCTGATACTCACACTACCATTCTCAAGGGAGCCTTTGTTGTGAACGAAGATGTCTCTGAGTTTGCTGAGGCCGTACAGGAGAGAAGAAGAAAGCAGTAATTATGGCAGATGCTCCGACCATTACGGTGAGTGGTGGCTCTTCTGCATCAATCACCATAGCTAACGATGCTTCAGTATCTACATTAGTAGCTGCTGCAGATAATTCGTTTTCAATAGACGTAGCCTCCCCTTCTTCTGAGTCCATATCTATATCCTCTGATTCAGTCTCTCTTGCTGTCTCAAGTGCGTCTAGCACTACATCGACAGTAAAAGAACTGTTCAATACGATTGAGGTCGCTACTGCCGTCCCTGCTTTTGGGACTATAAGGCTTAGAGATATCGCTGATGTCGTCGGTGACCCTACAAGCAATCAGGTACTGGTGTACAATCAGGGCGAGAACAACTTTCAGTTTGCTGATCAGGTGGGCACTGGAGGTCCAGGCGACGAGGCTCTTGATTTTGCGATACAGGTAACCAACACCGACGGGGCTTTTGATACCATATTAAGCTCTACTTTCGAAGCAGGCACCAGCATAACAAGCGTGCTTGATAGCATACTGAATCCTTATCAGTACACGACCCTTACTATAGATAAGTTTACTGGATCTATTAATGGTTCAGCACAAACCATAACGTCAGGCAAAAACGTCGAGGTTGGGTCTACCATTATACTATCTACGATAGGCTACACGATTGACAAGAGCTTTGAGTTCATTCAAACCAACTCTGTTAAGCTATTGTTGGACAATGAGGTTCGGCAGACCAATATGCCTAGAACGACACAGACTGGACTAACCGTAAACCCATCTTACGCTACAACAAACAACACCCCAACTAGTGACTCTTTTAAGATGCAGCTAGTGGATGTTGGGTCTGGCGCTTCACCATCTAAGACGATTACGAGTAATGTCTTCAACTTTAACTGGAGGTTTTCTACAAGGCTCTGCGTTGGGTCGTCTGTTGTCAATTCAAACGCCCTTGCGACCACTCTATATGGCGACGTTGTTTCTGCCACACTTCAATCCGATCCAGGATCTTCTTCATTCAATCTTACTACTGGAGCTAATAATCAGGCCGACGCCAACTTCACTTTTCTCATGATACCTCAGGACTTTGGAACCCTTAAGTCTGTCACTCAAAATCAATCTACAGATGTTACTGCGGACTTTGTTTTGGATGGGACGTTCACGGCAACCAATTCCAACGGTGTAGGAGTCAGTTATTATATTTACAGAACGAACGACACTGGTGCTTTTAACAGTGGAGTTACTCTCACCGTAAAGCTGAACTAATATGCCAGAGTTTCCAGGACAAGTAAGACACTCTAATGAGCTTTTCCCTGTACTAGATCTTACAGACGGATCTAATCAGTTTAATCAGACTGGCAAGAGTCCTGTTAAAGGCATTGGTGTTTTCACCAACCTAGCAAGCAGAGCGGCTATAACCTCTAGATATAGAACTAAGGGATACTTAGCTGTAGTTGATTCAACTCCATTTGTATACACCAAAGACACAACAAGCGACGCTGACTGGACCACAGAGGGCAACTGGGCTGGTCTTGCTGCAACAAATGGATTGCCCGCTGGTGGTCTTGAGCACAATGCTCTAGTAAAACTTTCTGATACAAACTATGATGCTGGGTGGACTGGAGACCCAGAGTTTTCTACCCTTAGCCTCAAAAAGGCTGGTCCTCAGCTCAGCTTTGTAACTACTCAGGATGCTGACTCTAGCACGATGGCTAGAATACAGGTGGATAGCGGGTCACTAACTGGCCCTAAAATAGACTTTACTCAAGTGGGCGCTTCAGGCGGATCCTCTGTAGGGGCTAAGATTGATTTCTTTACATCTACGTCTAGTGGAGGGCACGAAAGGGCCTTTACACTCAACGAGGAAAAAACAGCTATATTTGCAACACATTCTTCAGAGCCTAGCCCTCACTTTGGAGGTTTGTATTACAACCAAACAGAAAATTGTTTTTACGTAGGGCTTGAAGATTAAAATAAATTAGACATGGCATTAGCTTGGAAAAAGGTCCTTACAGAGGGATCTACAGTAACAGTTCCTAATGGAGGTACAGGACAAACCACTCTCACTGATGGAGCTGTACTTATTGGGGATGGAGCAAATCCTATTGCAGCTGTACCTCTTGGTGATAATCAAATACTTATTGGTACTGGGGGCTCTGGAAATCCAGTTGCTCGAAGCGCTCACAACGACAGTGATGTAAAAATTTTAGACGACGGAACTACTTATGGGGCTACAATTCAGGCTGGAGTTGTTGAGGGTTCCATGGTTGCTGAAGATACTCTCGATTGGGTGACTCATGAGAGTGATGGAACGCCGTATGCTGTACCGTACTACAACACCAGTGGAGCTGCTGCTTTAAGTGGAGTTCCATCTAGTACTGGAGATGTTTTGACTTACGACGGTAGCGCTGTTGTTTGGGCTGCGGCTGGATCAGCCTCAACGTTGACCGTCAACGATCAAACCGACGCCAACAACGTCACAGGTTTTCTTGGATTCTCTACTACCGCTAGTGGCAGCACCCAATTTAACATAGATCAAGGGTTCAAGATCAACACTGACCCTGGCTCAGATAACGGGGAGTCCACCCTATCTATTAACGGCGGTGTTTCCGATGCTGACAATTCCGCTGGAGTTTTTATCTCGGCCTCACCTGGTGCGGCGGGGAGCTTTGTCAAAGCAGTTACGTTTGCAGGAACCGCGCATAATGCTCGCGGGGCGCAGCTCACAGGAGGCACTGTGAGTAACAACACGTATCAGCTTCCTCTGATTGACAGCGCCGACCACACAGAAGGCTTTAGCGTAGGTAGGCGTTTTTACAACAATGAATTCTTTACGGTATCTGTAGATGGGACTGGGGATGCAACACTTAACATTCCAAATATAAACGTTACTGGTACAACAACTACCGTAAATACCACCACGCTGGAGATTGAGGATCACTCCGTTAAAATTAGCGTTCCCGATGTAGCGGGCTCAGAACTCCTTAATGATACCACAGCGGTAGGACAGGGGGAGGTTGGCATTCTTGTTGGATACAACTCTAACGCTGATGAACACATGCCCCGAATAGTATATAAGGGCTATCAAGATTCGGTTTCTGTCTTAGGCTGGAGGGTTGCTCAAGGCGCAGATAACACTGCCTCAGTAGCGGCTCCAGCTTACGGTGTAGGCGTTATGCACGTTGATACTAGTACCCTTAGCGAAACTGGCGGAGCAGCCTCCTTAAATATAGGGATAGGTGCCATGGCCTTTGACACGGATGGCGATCTGTGGATTCAAACAGGTGTATAATGGGATTGCTTAGCGGTAAAAAAGACACTCAAGCACCGCACCCCACCGACACTCTCACAAAGGATGAGCTTGAGCACCTTTTGTGGGCAATTAGTGAGTCTACTTTCAGAGGAAAGGACGTACATTTGTTAGCGAGCATTGTCAATAAGCTCACAAATCAATTAAATTCAAAGTAATATGAAACTCGAAATTAACGAAGTAGGCTTCCTCCGAGAAGCAATTAACACCGTTACCATCAAGGCTTCAGATGCACCTAACGTGGCTTCTGTGATGTCTAAGCTTGACAAAGAGTTTAATCGACTCGTTAAGATTGAAGACAAGAAGGCTGAAGCGGCTGAGTAATTATGCCTACCTGGAAAAAGATCGGCGGTTCTACCGACACCGATACACACATAGGTAATTCTGATCTTACCATACTTGGGGTCACGAACAGGATTCTTGATATTGATCATCTTAGCGGAAGTTTTTCTATAACGAATTTTGCTGATGACGATCTTCTTAAGATAAATTCTACACATATTACGTATGGAAATGACGAGACCTGTAATTTTCATAGTTTTAAATGTCTCGACCCTAGTGCTGAAGGCGGGTCTGGTCCAGGCTTACAAGTATTCTTTGGCGGAGGATCTGCACAGTTTACAAATTGTGATCAATTCTTAATTCGATCCAACGAAAATGACTCTTCAGCAGAGCCAAGATTGATTCTAGAGAGACGAAATCAAGACGGAGAAGTTGTTAACAACGACTCTCTTGGTCAAATAGATTTTCAGGGGAGAAGATCCAACAACGTTCAGGAGTCCTACGCCTCTATAGATGTTTTCGCAAGAAACGTTACCGCTGGATCAGAGGACGGAGAGATCGTATTATTTGTTAAGTCGAATGGAACTAGTCAGGCTGCCGTGCAGGCAAAGTCTTTGAATCAATCAAATGGTGTTGTCTCAAACTCCCTTTTGATATATGGCCGAACTCTATCTAGTCTCATACAAGGAGAATTTCAGGAATTTTCTGTCAGTGGTCAGCTATTGAATCAAAGTGGAGGACAAATTTTTGTCAATGGTGATGACTGGTATGATGAACCCATAGTCATTTATGATGCTCAAAAAACTGGTTCGCTTAGATCCGTTTCTATTAGTTATAGTCAGCATAGTCTATGGCCATCTGATAAAATAGGGATAAGGATTTACAAAAACGGATCCCTTCAAGGGGATGAGATAACATTCACTCCACCCAACCTTGACGACACTGGCTTCAAAAGCAACTCAAATGTTGCTCACTTAGCGGCGCCTATAAGCTTTATTTCTGGAGACGAAATAAAAGTAACGTGGATGAATGCTGGAGCTATCGCAAACACGGCCCAACTTGCCCTGGTTAGTGCCACATTAAACATGCGATCATTCGACTAAAAAGAGGCTTCGGCCTCTTTTTTTATATTTGCATTATGCCTACAGTAAAAAAGCGTAAGGGTACGATGCCAAAGAAGTTTTCCGTCAAAAGCGGAGACAAATCGGCGTCAGGAGGATTGACGGCCAAGGGTGTAAGAAGATACAGGGCAGCCAATCCTGGCAGCAAGCTTAAGACTGCTGTAACCACAAAGCCTTCCAAGCTCAAGAAGGGCAGTAAGTCTGCCAAGAGAAGGAAGTCCTTTTGTGCTAGGATGAAAGGAATGAAGAAAAGACTAACTAGTGCTAAGACTGCAAGAGATCCAAACTCTCGCATCAACAAGGCTCTAAGAAAGTGGAACTGCTAATGAAAACTATCAAGTACAAGAAAGGAGGCAAGCTGTCAATTAGCAACAAGAAGGTCTCTATTGATCCCCCTAGTGGTCACCACTGGATGGAGGAGGGTGGTAGGTACTACCTTATGAAAGGTGAATATCAGCCTCATCCAGGAGCTGTAAAGAAGGCACAATTCAAACTTGTAAATCATCCCAAGTCATGAAGACGAAAAAAGACGCATGCTATCACAAAGTGAAGGCAGGAGAAAAAGTGTTCCCAAGTGCATACGCTAGTGGCAGGATTGCCAAGTGTAGAAAGATGGGTGCAGCCAATTATGGCAAGAGCAAGAAAAAGTAATGCCGAGAGTCAGGAAGACAAAGGCTGGGCTCAACTTGAAAAGATGGTTCAAGGAAGAGTGGAGAACGCTGTCAGGAGATAAGGACTACTCCAAGGGAGATAGAACGTTTCGCCCTACAAAAAGGATTTCAAGTAAAACTCCAGTTACAGCATCGGAACTTACTCCAGCAGAGAAAGCTAGAGCTAGAAAAGAAAAGAGGGAGAAGGGTCGTGTGTCTAGGTATAGGATAAAAAAGAAGAAACGATAAATCCCTATATTTGCGGAAAACAAACACAATCTTTTTTTAAAATGGCTACAACCACTGCAACACTTACTCTCAACAGTCCTGATCTGACTGGAGACGTATTGTCCCTGAATCAGACTACGACTCTGAGGAAAGCGGGTGTCTCTACTGGGCTTGATCAAACCACTGGTGTCGGTAGAAAGACTACCACTGCTACTTCTCAGTACACTTTGTTTCTTGCTTCTGAATACACTGACTCCAAAGCCCACAAGGTTTACGTCAGAGTAGTTTCTTCAAACGCTACTGAATTTGCTACGTTGACCTTTGGGTCGCAAGCAATCGGAAGACTGTATGGAGGTGACTGGGCTTTTGTCCCATGGGACGGCACTACTGACGTTAAGATTACTCCTAGCGTTTCCACAGAGTTCACAGTAGAGTACGCTCTTATCTTTGAAGCATAATGGCTAGTATAAGAGCTTCTTTTACTCTTTCTAGTCAAAACGCCCTTTCTTACCCATTTGCTCTTGAAGCTCAACTTTCTGC